ACGTCGTGGTAAGGGTAACTTCCTAATCTGTTCTGCTGACGTTGCATCTACTCTTGCAGCTGCTGGCATCTTGGATTATACTCCTGCTCTACAAGCTAACTTGAACGTTGACGTAACTGGCAATACCTTTGCAGGTGTTATCGGTGGTCGCATGAAGGTTTATGTTGATCCATATGCTACTGCAGACTATATGACTGTTGGCTATAAGGGTTCTAACGCTTATGATGCTGGTATCTTCTATTGCCCATACGTTCCATTAACCATGATGCGTGCGCAAGATCAGAATACTTTCCAACCTAAGATTGGATTCAAGACTCGTTACGGAATGGTTGCAAACCCATTCACTAGCTTAGCTGCTAACACTAACGTTTACTACCGTCACAACTTGATTACTAACCTGTAATCATAACTACGGTAATATAGCTCTGCAATAATAATAATTATAATGCAGAGTTTTGAGGGAGTCGAAAGACTCCCTTTTTTTATGCCTTATAAATAGTAGCATAACAAAGAGGAGATGCTCATGGCACTTACTGCAAATAAGAACTACCTATCAAGCGAATCATTTCGTCTTGTCATATCACGTACAGATTATCCTAACCTAGAATACTTTTGTAATTCTGCTATGCATCCTGATGTTAGTGTAGGTGAATCTACTACACCTAATGCTAGATTAGATCACTTTAGTCCTGGCGATAAGATGACAATGGGAACATTAACTTGTTCTATTATACTAGATGAAGATATGGAATCTTACAAAGAAGTATTTAAATGGTGTGAGAATATTGTTAACGGTAAAACAAATGATACTGCTGACTTAGCATTACAGATATTATCGTCAAAGAACAACGTACTAAATACTATTAACTACATTGATGCATTTCCAACTAATGTATCTAACCTACAGTTTACAACGAACACAAATGAATATATCACATTCGATGTTACATTTAGAATGAGATACTTTACCATATAGGATTATTATGAATTTAGATGATGTATTAAGTGAATGGAAGATTGATTCAGAAATTAACGAAATGGCACTAGACGAAGCTTCTAGGGATTCAGCCAAACTGCACTCCAAATATCTTGAGATGTTTATGTCTAGCAAGTTACATGCTAAGCGTAAGGAGCAGCAGTTACAGACACTATTAAAGCAAAAATGGTTATACTATAACGGAAAGATGACGGCTGCAGAGATTGAAGATGCTGGCTGGGTATACGATCCATTCAATGGTATGAAAGTAATGAAGGGTGACCTTAATTATTACTATGACGCAGACGAAGACATTCAAAAAGTTATTATGCAGATTGAATACAGGAAAGCATTGAGAGATACATTAAAGGAGATCATGGAAAATATTAAGTGGAGACACCAAAATATCGGTAACATGATCAAGTGGAGACAATTCGTTAGCGGAGTCTAATATGGCTGATATAACAATTAACAATAAGAATTATGTGTACATTAACGTAGACTGTGAAGGTGGCATCGCTAATGAATTAGTAGATCACTTTACATTCTTTGTACCGAACTATAAGTTTACCCCTGCATTTAAGAGTAAGATGTGGGATGGAAAGATACGTCTATTCAATTCTAGAAGTGGAGAGTTGTATGGTGGATTGTATCAATACGTTGTAGAATTTGCAACGGTACGTGGGTATTCAATTGAATGTCTTGATTCAGACTATTATGGTCGTCCTGATTCATTTGATGATATATCAATAGAAGAGTGTGTAGAGTATTCTGCTTCTCTTGATCTACGTGCAGGTGAGAATAAGATCGAAGCTCGTGATTATCAGATAGCGGCATTTCAACATGCATTAGAACGTAAGAGAGCCCTACTATTAAGTCCTACTGCTTCTGGTAAGTCATTAATCATCTATAAGTTAATCAGATGGTATATGGATAATAAGAATAAAAACATATTAATCATTGTACCTACTACTTCACTTGTAGAGCAATTAGCATCCGACTTTACAGATTACTATGGCGATTACTTTGATGTACATAAGATCTACTCTGGTAAAGAGAAAGAAAACTATAAGCAACGTGTTGTAATTACTACATGGCAATCAATCTATAAGTTGCAGGCTGGATGGTTTAAAGATTTTGGTATGGTTATCGGAGATGAGGCCCATCAGTTTAAGGCTAAGAGTTTGACGGCAATTATGACAAAGCTATATAATGCAGAGTATAGAATTGGTACGACTGGTACATTAGATGGAATGGAAACTAATGCACTAACACTACAGGGTTTATTCGGTCCTATTAAGCAAGTAACTACTACTAAGAACTTAATGGATAATGATGATATAGCTAACTTGGATATCCAAATGCTAATCATGAAGTACCCTGAAGACGAATGCAAAGCATTCGGTAAGAAGACTTACGCTGAAGAGATGGATTATATTGTAAGACATGCTAAGAGAAATAACTTCATTAAGAACTTAGCAATAGACCAGGATGGTAATACTTTGGTGCTGTTCCAGTACGTTAATAAACATGGTAAGGTATTGCATGATTTAATAACAAAAGCGGCTCATGAGAAGAGAAAGATCTTCTTTGTGTCGGGTGCTACTGGAGTAGACGATCGTGAAAGGGTCAGGGAAATCACTGAGAAGCAGAAGAATGCTATCATTGTTGCGTCATATGGGGTATTCTCTACTGGTATTAATATTAGGAATATACATAATATTATATTTTCTTCTCCCAGTAAGAGTCAAGTCAGGGTCATGCAAAGCGTCGGACGAGGACTAAGAAAGTCTGATGATGGATCTGATACATTCTTATTTGACATTGCAGATGACTTGCATCATAAGAAGAGAAAGAACTACACACTCAACCATGGAGCAGAACGCATAAAGATGTACTCCAAGGAGAAGTTCAAGTACCAAATCTACGAAGTAAAGCTGTAGGCTTTCCATACACAATAATGTGCTAGAGCCCCCCCAAAGACACATCTTTATTATACACCCAAACGGGCTAAAGGTCAACAAAAAGATTAATTAAATTTAGCTGTTGACCTAATACCCTATTCATGGGATAATATACTATAACTTAATCATACAGAGGTTTTAACTGTGAAGAAAAATGAAAAGGAACACTACGTAAACAATAGAGACTTTTCTAATGCTGTGGTCGAACATGTAACGAGCGTCAATGAAGCAATTGCTGCTGAGTCAGACATTCCAAGAGTTACTAATTACATTGCAACATGTTTCATGAAAATATCAGAAGGCTTGTCCCATAAGTCTAATTTCATTCGATACTCTTATCGCGATGAGATGGTAATGGATGCTGTAGAGAATTGTCTTAAAGCTATTAAGAATTACAATGTAGAAGCTGCTACACGATCAGGTAAACCTAATGCATTTGCATACTTTACACAGATATCATGGTTTGCATTCCTACGACGTATTGCTAAAGAAAAGCGCCAGAATGATATTAAGTTTAAGTACATTGAAATGTCTGGGTTTGATCAATTTGTTACAGCAGATGAAAATGGTGATTATGATCCAGCATTCATTGAAGAACTACGATCAGCTCATGCTACGTATCAGAACCAAACGGATGCTACAGATAAGCAACCATACGTTAAGCACAAGATCTTGAGTCAGGGTAAGAACCTTGGTAAGTTTATGGAACCAGAGATTAATGGATTAGATGTAGACGTTGCTATTGTAGATGAAGCAGAGTAAGTCGGCTTCGTTATTAGAGGGGTCGTTGAATGTATTCAGCGGCTTTATCTTCTCGTTTGTTATCTGGGCCTTTATAGTATCACCAATGTATGGTATTGAAACTACTATGCTAGATAACCTTGGCATCACATCAGTATTCACTGCATTCTCTCTAGTACGAGGATATGCGTGGCGAAGATTATTTAATTATTATTCGAAATAACTGTTGTACTTTGATAGGAACTATGCTATAATAGCCCTATATTATATTAATGAGTAATACATATGTTAGTAGCAATTCTTAATGACACCCACTGCGGTATCAGAAACTCTTCTGATGTCTTTTTGGATTATCAAAAGGTATTCTATGAGGATGTCTTCTTTCCACATTGTATCAAGCATGATATTAAGCAAGTAATTCACTTAGGTGACTATTACGACCATCGTAAGTTTGTAAACTTCAAAGCACTAAATCACAATAGAGAAATCTTCCTAGATCCGTTAAAGGACAATGGTATGATGATGGATATCATTCCTGGTAACCACGACGTCTATTATAAAAATACTAATGAGTTGAACTCTCTGAAAGAGTTACTTGGGTATTATATCAATAACGTTAACATCATTATGAAGCCTACTGTAATGAAGTACGGCTCACTTGATATGGCATTAGTACCTTGGATCAATAGTCAGAACTATGCTGAGTACATGGCCTGGATCAAATCTTGTAAGGCAAAGGTTATTGGAGCTCACCTTGAGTTAAATAACTTTGAAATGATGAGAGGTATTCCTTCTCACTCTGGTATGAATGCAGATCTATTCTCGCACTTTGATACAGTATTATCTGGTCATTATCATACTAAATCTTCTAAAGGCAATGTACATTATCTTGGAAGTCAGATGGAGTTCTATTGGAACGATGCTGACGATCCAAAGTACTTCCACGTCCTTGATACAGAAACTCTTGAAATAACTCCTGTACTGAATCCTCATAGAATGTTTCATAAGCTAGAATGGCGTAATGGATGTGACTATGATTTGTCTCAAGTAACAGACAAGTTTGTAAAGGTAGTTGTATCAGAGAAGAGTGATCCATACCTATTCGATAAATTCATTGACGAAGTTAATACATACAATCCACATGAGCTAAAGATCGCAGAGACCTTTGATGAGTTTATGGGAGAGAATGTTGATACAACTGTAGTGTCTGTAGAAGATACATCTACTCTCTTAAATGATTATGTAGATGCAGTGGATACAGAGTTGAATAAAGATCGAATAAAGGGTATAATAAAGCTTCTATACACTGAAGCATCAAACATGGAAATCACATGATGGGACAAATACCATTAGTACTAGAACATAGTATGAGTTCTGGATACTATACTGAACAACTGACGATGGATCTACCTGATCGGAATGAATATGTTACGACTACAGCTAATGTATGGGGTAATATTAGCAATATCACAATCAATTCGTATGATGGTAATATCACACCAATTTTGATCATTCAAGCTGATTCTAAGATAGTGTTCCATGATGAGAAGCCATCATTTATAAAGCGTCAGTTGTTCAAAACCTTAGGATTCGAGTGGAAGTAATATGATAATTTTTAGACAAATACGATGGAAGAACTTCTTATCGACTGGTGATAATGAAACAGTTATTCAGTTAGATAGATCTCCTACTACATTAATCGTAGGGCATAATGGTGCAGGTAAGTCTACATTGCTAGATGCTATATCATTTGCATTATTTGGTAAGCCTCACCGTGATATCAATAAGCCTGCACTACTTAACTCTATCAATAAAAAGAACTGTGAAGTAGCGGTTACGTTTGAAATTGGTAAGCATAAGTTTGAAATCAAGCGAGGCATCAAGCCTGGTATCTTTGAGATCTGGCAGAATGGTCATATGATCAATCAGGCTAGTACTACACGTGACTATCAAAAGTATCTTGAACAGAACATTCTTAAACTTAATCATAAATCCTTCCACCAGATTGTTGTATTAGGATCATCTTCGTTCGTTCCATTCATGCAATTGAAGTCAGCATATCGACGTGAAGTGATTGAGGATCTATTAGATATCAACATCTTCTCAAAGATGAATGGTCTATTGAAAGAGAACTCTGCACGTATTAAAGAGAACTATAAGTCTATCACACATGAGATTGATATACAGTCTTCTAAGATAAAGATGCAATCTAAGTATATTACTGATATGTCAGCTGCGTCTGCATCCATTGTAGAGTCTAAACGTGTGACTATGTCCGAATACGTGGCAGAAAAGACAGCGTTTATACGTCATGGTCATACATTATCAGATCAGTATGACGAGTATCATGATACTACTGAAGACGCACTAAACATCGTGTATGATCTAAAGGCTGTGTTGAATATGGATCTTCATACATTGAATGGTGACTTAAAGTCTCTTATGAAGGAATCAAAGTTCTATTCATCTAATACAGAATGTCCCTCATGTACACAGACTATCGATGATTCATTACGTAAGACTAAGATTAATGATATATCTACTGTAGCTAAGGGTCATCTAGGTAATAAGAAAACATTAGAAATTGAGCTTAAAAGTGTCATTGAGTCTATTGATAGTGTGACAGAATTGATTAAAAAGAAGAGAGATCTTGCTCATGATATAAAGCTAAACGATATCAATATCAATAATATGCAAAGTAATATTATATCATTGGATGCTGACATCAGTAGCTGTAATACAAGTAATGCTGACATCAGTAATGCAAGGGCAGAGTTATCAGAATTACAAGATGCAAAGCTACAACTAGCAGAGCGGAAATACGAGATCAATGATGAGATCTCATATGGTATTGTTATAGCGGAAATGTTAAAGGATACAGGTATCAAGACTAAGGTCATAAAAGAATACCTACCTATAATGAATAAACTGATTAATAACTATCTACAGATCCTTGACTTCTTTGTATCATTCAACTTAGATGAAAACTTTGATGAGAGTATCCGCTCACGTCATAGAGATAACTTCTCTTACGAATCATTCAGTGAGGGAGAGAAGTCTCGTATAGATTTGGCACTTATGTTTACATGGCGTCAGATTGCTCGTATGAAGAACTCTACAAATACCAACCTTCTAATCTTGGACGAGACATTTGACTCATCTATGGACCATGATGGAGTAGAGAATCTAATGAAGATACTGAACACATTAGATACTGGTACAAACGTTTTCGTTATCTCTCATAAGGGTGAGATACTTGAAAGCAAATTCCGTAGCAAGATTGAATTCGTAAAGGATCATAACTTTTCGAAAATAAAAGCCTAAATCGCTTGACCTCATACGTCAAATGAGGTATAATTATATTAATGAATAACAGCCAGGAAGTACTAATGAAAATATCGAGTAGCACATTATCTGTACTGAAGAACTTCAGCACAATCAATTCAAACATGGTGTTCAGTCCTGATGGGGAGTTGAAGACTATGTCGAATGCAAAGAACATTCTAGGCTCAGCTGTAATTCCAGAGCAGTTTGAATATGAGTTCGGTATCTATGATCTGAATGAGTTTCTAAACGTATTGGGTATGTTTGAAGATCCAGAGTTATCATTCCATGCAGATGCTAAGTTTGTTAACATCTCAGAAGATGGTCATTCTATTAAGTACTTTTTCTCTGAACCATCTAATCTAACTTCACCTCAAAAGAAGATTGTAATGCCTTCTGCTGAAGTACAGTTCGAGATGAGTGCAGATAACCTTAACGCTATGAGGAAAGCAGCTGGAGTATTAGGTACGACTGATGTTATAATTGAAGGAACTACTGGATCTAATCAGTTAGAATTAACTGTAACAGATATTGGTAATCCTACTTCTAACTCATATAAGATTGAAATTGATGTTGATGAAGAGAACACTAGTGATTTTAAATTAGCATTCAATATTAATAACTTCAAATTTGCAGGAGGAGATTATCAAGTAGACATCTCATCTAAACTTATTTCGAAGTTCACACATAAAACAGAACCCTTAGTTTATTGGGTAGCATTAGAAAAAACATCTAACTTTAACACATAGAGAATATATTATGAATAACTTGATCATCCCATCTTCACCAGCAGACCGTCTAAAGATCCGTAGTGCAATGAAAGAGATTTCAAACACTTATGCACGTATTGAAGGCGAGCGTTCTTACATCAAAGAAGCTATTGATAAACTATCAGAAGACTTTGAACTACCAAAGAAGTATCTACGTAAGGTAGCATCAGCATACCATAAGCAGAACATTGCAGAGACTACAGAAGTAGCAGATGATGTTGAAACCCTATATGATGCTGTATTTGCAGAAACTGCTACATCATAGCAGTTGACCTTATGAGCGTATTAAGGTATAATACGCTATACAATATATTATGGAGTAGTGAATGAGTACTGATTTATTATGGGTTGAGAAATATCGACCAAACAAGGTAGAAGATTGTATTCTATCTGATGAGTTGTTGACTACATTTGCAGAAGTTGTTAAGAGCGGTAACGTTCCTAACATGCTTCTAACTGGTACAGCTGGAGTGGGTAAGACTACTATTGCTCGTGCTATTTGTAATAGTCTTGATTTAGACTATATCATCATCAACGCTTCTGAATCTCCAAACATCGATACTCTTCGAGGTACAATTAAACAGTTTGCATCTACAGTATCACTTCAGGGTGGTTTAAAGGTTGTTATTCTTGACGAAGCAGACTATCTGAATGCTCAGAGTACTCAACCAGCATTACGTGGATTCATTGAAGAGTTCTCTAATAACTGTCGTTTCATTCTAACTTGTAACTTCAAGAATCGTATTATTGAACCATTACATTCTCGTTGTTCTGTGTATGAGTTTAATACTTCAAAGAAAGCATTAGCAGCACTTGCACCTAAGTTCATGAAAAGACTTCAGTTCATTCTTGATTCAGAAGGTATTACGTATGACAATAAAGCGATTGCTAATCTTATTATTACTCATGCACCTGATTGGCGTAGAGTTATTAATGAATGTCAACGTTACTCCAGTTCTGGAAATATTGATGTGGGTGTCCTTGTGGACTTGGGTAACGATTCTTATAACAATTTACTTAAAGCGTTAAAGGCAAAAGACTTTACTAAGATGCGTAAATGGGTTGGTGAGAACTCTGATACAGAACCTCATGTCTTATTCAGACGAATGTATGATACTTTATCAGATCATTTAACAGCAAATAGTGTTCCACAGATCATTCTTATTCTTGCTGACTATCAGTATAAGAATGCATTTGTAGCGGATCATGAACTTAATACAGCAGCATGTCTTACAGAGATCATGGCTAGTGGAGAATGGAAATGAACAATGCGATGATCTTTGATCTCGAAACATTAGGTACGACAGCAGCAACCTGTCCTGTATTATCTGCAGCGGCATACGCATTTGATACAGAACGATTCTTATCAAGCAATCCATATACCATCGAAGAGATTGTAAGTGGATCAGATTATGTTAAAGTTAAAGTTAATGAACAGTGTACTCAGCTAGGACGTATCATTGAAAAGGATACACTCACGTGGTGGAAGCAGCAGGATAAGGCTGTACAGAAGGCTCAATTGATTCCTTCTGCAAACGATAAACCTGTTGCCGACATCATCAAAATGCTGTATAATAACTTTACACATAAATCTAATGTATATACAAGAGGTAATACGTTTGACCCTGTAATCATTACATCATTGTGTGCTACTCTTAAAATCGAAGAGCCTTATCCATGGTACAATGTACGAGACACTCGATCAACTATTGATGGTCTGAGTTGGGGTAGTGGATTATTTAATACGTTTATACCAGAAGGTATCGACGAGAAGTCACTTGCTGTTCACGATCCTCGTGTAGATATTGCATTAGATATTATGCGTATCCAAGCATTAGTGATAGCAACTTCCTAGGAGAGTTATATGAATGACGATTTAATATTAAGAGTAAGCCATAATAGCATACGAGAGGTAGCTTCTATCAAGCTAGCTCGGAATGGTTCATACTACATTGAGTTTTTAAATGCAGATGGTACATTCAATCGTAATGAAACATTTGGTGCTGGCGAGAACCTTGCATTCTTTGAAGAAGTATTAGAGGAATGGAAGGGTGGTGTTCGTAAGCAGTTCTTATGCGAGTAGGATTTACTGCTAGTGCATTTGACATGCTCCATGCCGGACATGTCATGATGCTACGTGAAGCGAAGGAACAATGTGATCATCTCATTGTGGGATTGCAGATTGATCCTTCGCTCGATCGTCTTGAGAAGCATAGTCCTATACAAACCATTGTAGAACGTTATATTCAATTGGCTGCAGTATCTTATGTGGATGAAATTGTTCCTTACGAAAATGAAGAGCAATTAAAAGATATACTTGAGACATTCAAGATTCATGTACGAGTACTAGGTGAAGAATATAAGCATATTGAATTCACTGGTAAGGATCTCTGTATGGAATTGGGTATCGAGTTGTATTATAATAGTCGGCAACATAAGTTCTCTTCTTCTGATCTACGTAACAGATTGATGGAAATAGAATGATGGATAAATGGAAGAATGTTTACAATAATGAGTTATACGTTGTAGATGATAATACCGATTTAGACTCTATGACTGTCTCATTTACTAAATTACATCAGGCTCAGACTACTCGTGGTCATGCTCATCCTAATGAAGAGGTTTACATATTCCATACTGGTAAAGGTGTTATGCGTATAGAGGATACTGACTATTTAGCAAAACCTGGAGATGTTTTCACAATTAAGCCAAATATCTTTCATAAAGTTATAAATAACTCGACTAAGAACAAGTTAACATTCTATTGTGTATTTGAGGGCAATAGAACTAAGAAGGTATATGATGAATCCATTTGATTATGTTAAGGCTGCAAGTTATAGTAAGAAAGACATTATGGTTGATGATATTGCTGAGAAAGCATACACACCTTATATTGTTAATAGAGCGTTATCCTACCACCTAGATACTGTTCTATTTGCTAATGAGATGAATATCAATCATAATATGGACAATAGACTTCAATTTGATTTTTATATAAATACCATCAAGAAGAGAAATCGCTTTTCTAAATGGCATAAAGTTGTTGATGATAATGATGTAGATATTGTTAAGAGTGCTTTTAATTATAATAAGAAACGTGCTGAAGAAGTTTTGTCTTTATTGAGTAAAGATCAAATTCAGTCATTGAAAAATAGGATGAATATTGGTGGAAAACAATAGTGAAAGTATAGAATGGACTCCCGCTCACATGCTGGAGATAACGCTTAACGAACCAGACGATTTTCTCAAAGTAAAAGAGACTCTGACTAGAATCGGAGTAGCATCCTCAATGGATAAGAAGCTATTTCAATCATGTCATATCTTACATAAACAAGGAAGGTACTTCATAGTACACTTCAAAGAATTATTCTTATTAGACGGTAAAGGATCTAACCTCAATAAGAACGATCTGGAGAGACGCAATACGATTACGACTCTTCTAGCTGATTGGGGACTATTAGACATTGTCGATACGAGTCAATCATTGGACACAGCCCCTCTAAAGCAGATTAAGATAATTTCCTATAAGGAAAAATCTGAGTGGGAACTATGTCCGAAATATAATATCGGGTCTAATTAAATCAAGGTAGCATAAGTAATGAGAAGGTTATTACGTAAGGTCAGAGTCGTATCTGCACTACACAGTAGGAAGCGGGCACGTAGAAAGACCTTTGAGCAGAACCAGGAAAGTTTCCTAAAGGCTGCAAAAATGATGGAACATGAATACCCAATGGGTACATCTCACCATTATATCGCTTATCAATTGCAACGTAATAGAGCAATTTAAGCACGAACAATAAGAGTCTGCTTCGGCAGACTTTTTTATGCCTGACTGTTGACCTTTTGGCCAAAATGCTATATAATAGTGTATATAATATATTAATGGGATGTAACTTTGAAATTCTACACAAGTGTCAATAGATTCGGTAATTCAATTCTATATCGTGGTTATGATGGTGCTCAACGTATTCATAAGAAAGTGAAGTTCCAACCAAAGTTATTTCTTCCAGATCCAGAAGGTGATTATGAATTATATGAACCATCTCCAAATCCAATAAAGTTATCTCCACATAAGTTTGAATCAATGGCAGAAGCTAAAGAGTTCTCTGATACACATAGTAATGTATCTGGCTTTGAAGTGTATGGTATGACTAACTATGTGTCACAATTCATCTCAACAGAATTTCCAAAAGACATTGAGTTTGATATCAATAAGGTTAACATAACTTCAATCGATATCGAGGTACATGCTACTGAGGGATTCCCACATGCTGATCAAGCTGCATTTCCTGTTAACGCTATTACATTAAAGCATTCTATTAATGATACATTCTATACATGGGGATTAGATGATTTCGATACATCATTATCTGACTATGAAGTATGTTATTTCAAGTGTGAGAATGAAGAACAATTGTTAAGGAGCTTTCTGTTACATTGGGAATCACCTATCAATATGCCAGACATTATTACTGGTTGGAATAATAAACTATTTGATATGCCTTATCTTATTAATCGTATTAACAATTTGTTAGGTAGTAGTCAGTCTAATCGTCTATCTCCTTGGGGTAAGGTTACACCTCGTATGGTTAATATCATGGGTCAAGAGAATAACTATTATGACATCTTTGGTGTAGCTATTGTAGACTACATGGATGTATTCAAGAAGTTTGCATTACAATTTGGTAAGCAAGAATCGTATAAGTTAGATCATATTGCTAATGTTGTATTAGGTGAACGTAAGTTAGATATCACAGACTATGGTAACTTAGTTAATTTAGCTAATGAAAATCATCAGAAGTTTATTGAATACAACATCAAGGATACTTACTTGATTCCAAGAATGGATGATAAGTTAGGTCTAATGTCAATTGTATTGATGGTAGCATATCAAGCTGGTGTTAACTTCATAGAGACATTTGGTACTGTTGGTATTTGGGACTCTATCATCTATAGACGTCTATTAGCTTTGAAACAGGTAGTTCCACCTAAGAAGCATAACATTAAGGTTCCATATCCTGGTGGTTATGTAAAGGATCCACAAGTTGGAATGCATAATTGGTTAGCTTCATTTGACGTTAACTCTCTATATCCAAACATAATCGTTCAGTATAATATGTCACCTGAGACTATTAGATCTGATATATCTGAGCCATCATTCTCTGTTGATAACTTATTGAATCAGAGAGTTAAAGCTGATTATGATCTTCCATGTGTAGCTAATGGAACATACTTTGAAAATAATAAGGTTGGATTGATTCCACAGATCATCACAGACATCTATGCTGAACGTAGAGATGCAAAGCAAGTAATGATTCAAGGTCAGAAAGACATTCAGGGTGTTACAGATAGTAAAGAGATTGACAGACTTGAGAAGATCATCAGTGTTAATAAGTCTAAGCAAATGGCTCAGAAGATCTTATTGAACTCATTGTATGGAGCTATGGGTAATATTCACTTCAGGTATTTCGATATTCGTGTAGCTGAAGGTATTACTATGATGGGTCAGCTTACTATCAAGTGGGCAGAACGAGCAGCTAATGAATTCATGAACATGGTAATGGAAAATAAAGAGCCAAAGGATTATGTTGTAGCTATCGATACTGACTCTGTGTATGTTTCTATGACAGAAGTTATAGCTAAGTTCAAACCAAAGAATCCAATTGACTTTCTTGATGATGTATGTGGATCTAAGTTTAAGGATAAGATCACAAAAGCTCATGGTGAGATGTATAAGATTACTAATGGATTCACTCATCGTCTTGAGATGGATCGTGAGGTAATAGCTGATCGTGGTATCTGGATAGCTAAGAAACGTTATATTCTTAATGTGTTGGATGATGAGGGAGTACGATTAGCTGAACCTAAGTTAAAGATTATGGGTATAGAAGCTGTTAAATCATCTACTCCAATGAAAGTTCGTGATGCATTGAAGGAATCGTTTCCACTTCTAATGAGTTCAACTGAAGAAGAACTTCAGAAGTTTATATCTGACTTTAGGGTTAAGTTTAATAGTATGCCTGCTGAGGATGTATCATTTCCAAGGGGATGTAATAACGTAGCTAAGTATGTTAATAAAGTAACAGTATATAATAAGGGTACTCCAATTCATGTTCGTGGAGCTTTGGTATTCAATAACTTATTAAAGGAACGAGGACTGAATAAGAAGCATGAATCTATTAAGTCTGGTGATCGTATTAAGTTTGCTTATATGAAGATGCCAAATCCTATTAAAGAGAACGTTGTATCTTTTCCAAACTTTCTTCCAAAAGAGCTTGACCTTGACAAGTATATAGACTATAATATGCAATTCGAGAAGACATTTCTAAAACCTATTAGTGCAATCTTGAATGTAATCGGATGGGAAGCAGAACCAAGTGCTTCTTTAGAATCATTCTTTGAGTAATATATGATAGAATTAACAATATTTAAATACACGAGAGATAATAAGACTAATAACAAATTGGCGGTTCCTAACTGGCTGTCGTTTGTTACGGTGTTAAAACACCTCTCTAAGCAGCCTGGCTATAAACCCAAACAGGGTGAATTTAAACCAGGATCTAGTCTTATATCGCCTGCTGTGTACTCTGAAGGCACTACACGATCTAATGTCAATGTAGATTATTGGGGTATGTGGGCTGCATTAGATGTTGATCAATATGAAGGTACTTTCGAAGAAGCATTACTTAAATATAAAGACTATGAGTATGTTTGTTACTCTACAGCATCTTCAACAGAAGAACATCCTAAGTTTCGTGTAGTGTTTCCTCTGACAGATATTGTTTCTAAGAAGCAAATTAAAGGGTTCTGGTATGCAATCAATAAGAACTTTGGTGAGGATGGAGATCCACAAACTAAAGACATGAGTCGTATGTATTACGTTCCTGCAGTGTATCCTGATGCGTATAACTTCTTTATAGAGAATAAAGGTAAGCGTATTGAACCAGAAGAATTGATGGAACAATATCCATGGGTAGATCGAGGAGAGACATTCTTTGATCGTCTTCCAGAATCTATTCAGAAGACATTGATTGCACGTAAGAAAGATGAGATGAATAATAAGACATTCAAGTGGAGTAGCTTTAAAGACTGTCCATTTGTTAATAAGAAGATGGTGATGCAGTACGCTGTTATATCTGAAGGCGGATGGTATCATATGATGTACAAGATTATGGTATCGACAGCATCGTCTGCTTTGTATCATAAGTATCCTATAACGTCTGCAGAGATCGCTACATTGTGTAGAGAGATAGATAGAGCCAATGGGGATTGGTATGGGGAAAGACCTTTCGAGATTGAAGCTGATAGAGCTATTGAATACGCATACAAAAATATAGGTGTTATATGAAAATATTAGTAACTGGAGCAGCTGGCTTCATTGGATATCATGTTAGTTCTGAACTTGCATACAGAGGACATACAGTAGTAGGTGTTGATCGTGACATTAATGGTTCTGCAATTAGATCCAAGCGATTTGATTTGTTAGAAGAAGCAGGAGTATTCCAACGGGAAGTTGATATCACACACAACTGTGATCGTATTGACTTCTCTATGTTTGACTTTATCTTCCATCTAGCAGCAAATGCTGATGTGATGCATTCACTTGAACAGCCTGCTGGATACTACATGAATAACATTGTAGGTACTCAGAACATTATCGATGGCGCTACTCTACATAACATTCCTGTAATATATGCATCATCGTCATCTGTATATTCATCGAACAAATGTTCAACGGCTAAGCCATACAAAGAGAACATGGTACTCAATCCGCCACCTAATCCGTACGCAATGTCTAAGTATGTGAATGAATCTCAATTTGATCAGGCTTCTATTAAGAGTTGGGGTATGAGGTTCTTTACTGTATATGGTGAATGGGGTCGTCCTGATATGGCTTTATGGAAGTTCACTCAGCAGATTATGAATGAAGAGACTGTTACTCTACGTGGTAATGGTAAGTACATCAGAGACTTCACTCATATCGACGACTTGATTAATGCTCTAATATTAGTACTCGATCAGCGACCTAAAGAAAGTATCATTAACGTAGGTACAGGACGTTGTATTACTAATGAAAGAATGGTTAATATCATAGAGAATGTTACTGGTATTAAAGCTAATATTGAATATGAAAAAGCAAACAAATATGAAAGTAAGATGACATTAGCAGATACTTCTATCCTTACATCATTAGGATGGGAATCTCATACAGGTATTGAGGTTGGTATTAAATCGTTCGTTAAATGGTATAAGAAAGCAGGTGGCCGATATGATGCCTAGGATTGCAATCATTGGTAATGGGTTTGTTGGATCGACAGTATCTACTGCATTTAGTAATACAGAGCAGTACATTCTAGATCCAACAACTCATCCAGAAAACAACTATGATGATCTGGTTGCTTTGAATCCGATGTTAGTCTTTATATGTGTACCCACACCAATGAGTGTAGATGGGTGCATGGACTCTAGTAACATAGACGAAGTTCTAGCTGAGTTACATAAGCGGAACAAATACCTAGTTAAGGTAATCAAGTCTACTATTGTACCAGATCAGATTGATAGCATGTTTCAGCTATTTGAGAATGTTATATACAATCCTGAGTTTCTTCGGGAAGAGTATGCACTCCACGACTTCTTGAATCCTAAGTTCAGAGTGTTCGGTGGTAATTATGCTGCATGTGAAAGAGTATCTGAATTGTATTATATCATGTCTGACTGTAAGTCTTGTCACACTTATATAACAGACGTTGCTACTGCATCGTGGGTCAAGTACACAATCAATACATTCCTTGCAACTAAGGTAGCATTCTTTAATAGTATCAGAGAGAAGTTCGATGGTGGTGATTGGATGGCATTCCAAACTATTATTGCAGCAGAACCTCGGTTAGGTAATTCTCATATGCAGGTACCAGGACCAGATGGACTACTTGGCTTTGGTGGATCATGCTTCCCTAAAGATATACAGGCATTGGCCTGGGAGTATGATCTACCAATCTTAGACGCAGTCATTGAATCTAACAACAAGATCCGTTCACAATATGATTCGATTAAACGAGAAAAAGATCAGAATATTGTTTACATTTAGTCTAAACTATAGTATAATATACCTAAGAAATTAATAACTGAGAGAGAACATTATGTCCATAATGGATAAACTAAAAAGTAATTCAAAGATCAAGGCAACTGATTCATTAGTTGACTCTAAGATCTTTAAGAATCTTGATGTGACACCTACACCAGTTCCTATGATTAATGCCGCATTATCAGGGAATGTTGATGGTGGTGTTACTTCAGGATTGACAGTACTGGCTGGACCATCTAAGCACTTCAAGACGTCATTCGCATTACTAATGGCTGCAGCATTCTTGGAAGCTCATAAGGATGGTATCATATTGTTCTATGACTCTGAGTTTGGTTCTCCTGCATCATACTTCGAATCATTTGGTATTGACACATCTCGTGTTCTGCATACTCCAATTGCAAACGTAGAAGAGTTGAAGTTTGATATCGTAGCTCAGCTAGAAGGAATGGATCGTAAAGATAAGGTAATGATCGTAGTCGATTCTATCGGTAACCTTGCATCTAAGAAAGAATTAGAAGATGCTAAGTCTGAAAAGTCTGTAGCTGATATGTCACGAGCAAAAGCTCTGAAAGGTCTATTCCGTATGGTGACTCCATACTTGACTATGAAAGACATTCCAATGTTAGCTATCAACCACACATATCAGGAGATCGGTTTATATCCAAAGAACATCGTATCTGGTGGTACTGGTATCTATTACTCTGCAGATAACATCTGGATCATTGGTCGTCAACAAGAGAAAGTTGGTACAGAGATTGCTGGATATAACTTTATCATTAACGTAGAGAAGTCTCGATTCGTTAAAGAGAAGTCTAAGATTCCAATCAGTGTAACGTGGGATGGAGGTATTGAGAAGTACAGCGGATTGTTACAATTAGCATTAGCAGGATCATATGTAGCTAAACCATCTAATGGTTGGTATCAACGAGTCAATACAGATTCAGGTGAGATGTATGGCGATAAGTGTCGTGAGAAAGAAACGTTAAAGGGCTCTTTCTGGGATCCGATCTTTAAAGAAACAAACTTTAAAGAGTTCATTAAAAACTACTACACAATTGCATGTAAGCCAATGCTAGAAGGGGAGATCGACTTTGACCAGTAAATTCTATGAAATGATTCCGATGGAAGATGAAGATCGATGGGGTGTTAGTATAACAGACTCAGAGAATAAGTTCTTTGGAGTATCAGCAATGTATGGTAGTGTTTCTGCTAAGGAACTTGGGGATGGTACAGCACAGTTATCATTCCACTACGATGTTATAGATAATCCATGGGATGTTGATGTTAGTGGAAATGATCTACATAACGTCCTTGGTGAAGCATTAGAAGATATATTATACACATCATTAGAAAGTGGTGAATACAGAATGGGAGATAAAGTTGAATCTGGAACAGCTGATAATTAGAAACCTGTGCATTAATGAAGAATTCACTCGAATGGTAATCCCTTTTATTAAGAGGGAATACTTCGAGGGTGTATCTCGTAATGTGTTCGATGATATAGTTAAATTTGTTAATAAATACAATAAGCTACCTACAGCAGAAACTTTATTGATTGAGCTTGATACTTCTAGTAATTATGAAGAAGCAAAGACTCTATTAAAAGCAGACGTTGATGCAGTAGAGAAGGATTGGTTAGTAGATCGTACAGAAGGTTGGTGTCAGGATAGAGCATTGCATCTTGCAGTAATGGATTCAATTGAGATCATTAATGGTACTCATAAAGAATTAAGTAAGGATGCAATGCCAGATCTATTAACAAAAGCATTAGCAGTAACATTTGATTCATCTGTTGGTCACGATTATATCGATGATGCAGAAGGTCGATTTGAGTTCTATAATGCTACAGAAGAAAGAATTCCATATGATCTAACGTACTTTAATCAGATCACAAAAGGTGGATTACCACGTAAGTCTTTATCTGTTATCTTAGCAGGTACTGGTGTTGGTAAGTCTTTGTTCATGTGTCATCAGGCAGCAGCAGCTATGTCGATGGGTAAGAATGTATTATACATTACTTGTGAGATGGCAGAAGAGAAGATAGCAGAACGTATTGATGCTAACTTATTGAATGTTGATATTGCTAAGCTAGATACATTAGAACATGATAACTTTATCAATAAGGTAAATAAGATATCTACTAAGACTCAAGGCAAGATCATCATTAAGGAGTATCCAACTGCAACAGCACATACTGGTCACTTCAGAGCATTGTTATCTGAGATCAAGTTAAAGCGAAAGATGGTTCCAGATATTATCTTTATAGATTATCTGAACATTTGTGCATCGGCTAGGATGAAAGGTATGGGTGGTTCTATTAACTCATACACATACATCAAGTCTATTGCAGAAGAGATTCGTGGATTAGCTGTAGAGTTTAATGTACCAATTGTAACAGCAACTCAGGTAAACCGTGAAGGTTTTGATTCATCTGATGTGGATCTAACTAACACATCTGAATCATTTGGTCTACCAGCAACAGCAGACCTAATGTTTGCATTGATATCTAATGAGGAATTAGAAGGCTTGAATCAGATAATGGTTAAGCAATTGAAGAATCGTTATAATGATATTGGTTTGAATAAGAGATTTGTTATTGGAGTAGATAGAGCAAAGATGAGATTATTCGATGTGGAAGAACGAGCACAGAGTTTAATCGAATCTCCAAAGAAAGAAGATCCATTAAATCTTCCAGATAAATTCACTGGATTCAAATAGGAACTACCATGGGATACCATACATTAGATGATCTGCAGAAAGTAATCGACTTGATGCATCGTAGGATGACTCATATTATGTTGAATAGAGGGGTACTTGCTCAGCCAGAGATTGATAATATCTTATCTGATATTAAAAGCCTAGCGAGGCAAATTGCCCATGAGTAGTTTAGTCGTATTAAGTTTATTTCTTATAGCTATAACAGCTATTTGGTTCTACAAACTAGGCCTTCGAACTGATATTGAAGTAGCTGTTAACCAGGAGAGTTTTAGGGCAGGTATAGAAGAGGGTGTATCAGGTACACTTAAACTAATGGAAGAGGAAGGAATAATTCGTCGTAACGAGACAGATGATGACTACGAAATGCCATCGGCTGTAAGTTACGACGAAAAGGTTTAGTTACTTCTTAGCTTTCAATGCAGCAGCACCAAAGAATGCAGCAACGATACCAGCAACAGCTATAAAGTAGACTCCTGCCATATCTCCAAGGATAGTGGCAGCTTTGTCTACACCAAATACTACTGCTATCACTACAGCGAATGGATATAATAGCATTCCGCCTAATGCAAACCAAGCCATATTACGTTGGGCGTCTTCTTTCTTATCTTCATTCTCAAGACGTATCATTCGTTCCTGAGTATCAAGTTCCTCATCAGTTATGATGCCGTCACCATTAGTATCGGCTACATTTAATTTACTGTCAGCTGCTAGTTTCTTAGTCATGCTATTATCCTATTTAGTTGTTGCTATAAAGACACCATCCCAATCTTCTGGGAGGTCTTGCTTCATCATATATCTACAACGCTCAATCCATATATCATAATAATCTTCCATTTGGCTATAGAAGCTAACGCGTAACATCTTACATAAATGAATAGCCATCTCAAAATCTTGCTCTTGATAAGCAACGTGCATTTCAGCATGAGCATCAACAGAGCTACTGAACATCTTAGATGATAGATCTAATGCAGTATAAATCTCCAATCCTACTGTCTTACCTTTCACAGCAAGTTTATCTAGTTTAAGATAGAAGAATGATTTCTTTGTTCTCTCGTATGTCTCTGGTCCAACGATCAGCAGTACACCATATGACTTACATGCAGACTCAAGTCTTGCAGCAGTAGATACAGCGTCTCCAAGGATGTCATATGAATGCCTTGCAGTAGATCCCATCTCTCCGATATAACCTAATCCAGTATTAACACCAGCGCCCATTCCTACAGGAGGTCTGTCTTGCATGATGTCTTGATCATTAAACGACTTCACGGCCTTGATCATATCTAATGCAGTACGAACAGCAGTATGAGGATGAAGTGGATCATCTATTGGAGCATTATGAATGTGCATCGAAGCATCGCCGATATACTTGATAACCATTCCGTCTGCATCAAGAATAGGTT